AAGAAACCGCTGAACCAGATCCAGAGGACACCGCAGAGGCAAAACCCGCCCTTGTGACCCTACCGGACGGAACGCAGGCCCCACTTGAAGAAGTGACCAAGGGTTATCTGCGGCAGGCGGATTACACGCGGAAATCGCAGGAACTGGCGCAGACGCGCAAGGCGATGGACGCGGACCTTCAACGCATCGAAGGCATTACACAGGCATTCATTGACCATCTTTCGAGCATGGTCCCCCCGAAGCCGGATCAAGCCTTGGCTCTGCGCGACCCGAACGCCTATGTGCGCGCGGATGCACAATACAACGCGGCCATGGCGCAGGTTCAGAAGCTGATCGAACTCGGATCACAGCCGAAGGAAATCAAGGCGGCGGCGGATGCCCAAGGCGACCGTGAAAAGCGCGCGGCGGAGGAAGCAATTCTCGCCGAGCGGTTTCCGGTGATCAGAAACCCAGAGGGTCGTCAGAAATTCTTCACCGCAGCGGTTGAGGCCGCGCAGTCGGTGGGCTTCTCGATTGACGAACTCAAGGGCGTCACGGATCACCGAATTTTCGCGGCTCTGCACTGGGCGAATGAAGGCCTGAAAGCTGCGAAGGCGCGGGAAACTGCAAAGGCGAAGGTGGCGAATGTGCCCCCGGCAAGCCCACGCAAGCCCGGCCAGCCTGTGCAGCAGCCGAAGAATGCCGATGCGATGCGGAAGCTCTCCCGATCCGGCTCCATCAGGGATGCCCTGAAAGTCGATTGGGATTAACCCCCTCATCGAAAGGAAACAGCCATGGCTGTCATTGCCAACACCTTCGTCAGCACGTCTGCGAAGGGAAACCGTGAGCAACTGTCTGATGTTGTCTCGCGGATCGACCCAGAGGAAACCCCGATCTATTCACTGATCGGGAAAACTACCTTCTCCGGCACCCACCCCGAATGGGAGACGGACAGCCTTTCCGCCCCTGCCGACAACGTGCAGGCGGAAGGCGACGACTATTCGTTCGGCGCGACCACCCCCGCCGTACGCGTGGGGAACTACACCCAGATCATGCGTAAAGAAGGCATCATTTCTGGCACCCAGGACGCCACCGACAACGCTGGCAGCGTCGAACAGGTGAAATACCAGAAGCTGAAAAAAGGCGTCGAGCTGCGTCGTGATGTGGAATATTCCATCGTCGCGGCAAACGCTTCGGTCGCCGGTGCAACCCGGAAAAGCGGCTCCCTGTCGTCGTGGATCACCACGAACGTTTCCCGCGGGGCAACGGGGGCAAATGGTGGCTACAACTCCGGCACGGGCCTGACCGTCGCCCCGACCAACGGCACCCAGCGAGCATTCACCAAAACCATCATGGATACGGTGATGCAGCAGGCCGCTGTCAGCGGCGCGAAGCTGAAGCATGTGGTCGGCTCGCACTACATCAAGAGCGTGTTTGTCACGTTCATGTCCGACGCGAACGTCGCTTCGTTCCGCTATGCGGCGGCCGCCGGTGGCAAGAACGAGATCATTGCGACCGCAGACGTGTATGCTGGCCCGTTTGGCCGGGTGTTCGTGCATGAAAACTACGTGCAGTCCAGTGCCGCCGCCTTGGCGCGGAACGTGTTTTTCATCGACCCTGACATGATCGAATGGGGTTGGTTCCGCAAGATCAAGGAGGACAAGGACGTTGCCAAGACTGGCGATGCTCAGAAGTTCGTCCTGCTGGGCGAGGGCGCGCTGAAAGTGAACAGCGAGAAGGGTCTTGGCGTCGCCGCAGACGTTTATGGCCTGACGTCTTCGACCTGACGAAAGCACGCAATCGGGCGGGGCTGCGGTCCCGCCCTTTTCCTAACAGGTGATCCATGGAAAAAACTGAAATCATCGCGGCCCTTGAGGCGGCGGGAATTGAGCATGACAAGCGCCAGGCGGCTGAAAAGCTGGCTGCTCTGTTGCCGGGTAATGGTGTGCAGGCTGTCGTGGTCCGCGACTTCTGGCCGACTGATGACGAGGAAGACCGCGTGTGCGCTGGTCAGGTCATCACCGTATCGAAGGACGACCTGATCTCCGGCCTTGAAAAAGGCACGCTGGCTCGGGTGAAGTAATGGTTATCCGCGATGGTGAATGGACCCTGCACTCATCTGACATGAAGCGGGGGAAATACACATGGGCGCGGACCAACCCAGATGGGTCAACAACCTATCGCACTGATGTTGTTGTGGATCGGATCGCTGAGCTGAATGCGCGGCATAGAAACCTAGCGGAAAACGGATGGAAGGGCGACTATCACATGATCGCGTCCATCCCTGTTAATGTGTTCTGGGACAAATTGTCCGAGGCTACCCGCCAAGGCGATGACAAATACATCAGCCGATTTTTGAACGACAGCGACAATCGCGCGTGGCGAACGAAAGAGGGGCGCTTATGACCGCCTTTGCCGACTTCATCGACCTGCAAACCGCTGTTGTCGAGCATGTGCGTAATCCGTCGATTGCGGACGTGTTCCCCCGGCTGGTGAAGCTGGCCGAGGTTGGCTTTAACCGCCGCCTGCGGTGCCGTGAGCAGATTTCCACCGCGACGGTCACAATTTCGGGCGGCGCTGGTATTTTGCCCGCAGACATGGCCGAAATCATCGGCGTCTATGATGCGGCTGGTGTGGAATACATCGCGCAGCCGTTGCAGGCCGTGAAGGTTTCGCAAGGCCGTGGGTATTATGCCATTTCTGGCGGGAACATCGTCACGCGGAACGACGAAGACCTGACGGTCGAATACTACGCAAATGTCCCGACGATCACGGACAGCCTGACCGACAGCAATTGGCTGCTGCAAAAGCACCCCGGCCTGTATCTCTACGGCGTCGGGATGGAGGCGGCGAAATACCTGCGCGATGTTGAAACCGCGCAGGCGACGAGTGCGCTTTTGGACATGGAATACACGGCTGCGGCGGCTCAGGACGAGCAGGGCCGCTATAGCCGCGCCCGCGTTCGGATTGCCGGGGTGACGCCATGACCCTTCTGTCCATCGTTCAAGGGCTTGCAAAGAATGTCAGCGTTCAGGTGCCGTCGCAGGTGATCGGCAGTTCCGCGCGCGAAATGGTCGAGGCGCTGCAATTCGTCCATGAGACTGGCGAAGAATTGGCGCGGCGGGTTGATTGGGGCCAGTTGCAACAATCTGCGACCCTGACGGGCGACGGGACGAATAAGGTCCACACGCTTCCTTCCGGGTTCTCCCGGCTTAATTCCGGCGTTTCTGTCACCTCTGGCGGGATCGTGCGGCCATTGTCACGGGCGGAATGGAACACGCTTGCACCAGTCCAGGGCGCGCCACGGTTTTTCTTGCTTGAGGGTGCCGAAATCACGCTTTGGCCCTATCTGGCGAACGCGGCGACGGCCACGGTGCAGTTCCAGTCGAAAAACTGGACTTCGGCTGGAAGTGCGACCTTCACCGCAGACGATCAGACCTCCCTCATCGACGAGGCGCTGTTTCTCAAGGGCCTGATCGTTCGGTGGCGTCGGCAGAAGGGCATGGCCTATCAGGACGAGGAGGCCGAATTTGAGGCCGCGCTGGCCGATCTGGCGAAGTTCAATGATCGGGGCCGGTTCTGATGGACGTTCGGGCGAAAAAGGCCGCGCCAGCCCGAAAGATGCAGGGCGGCCAGCTTCCAGAACCTGCGCCTTCGCAGTCATTCACCTTCCCGGCACCAATTCGGGGGTGGGTTCTGAACGAAAACCTTGCCACAGTGCAGCAGGCAGGGGCGCGGAAGCTGGACAATTGGCTTTGCACCACGACCGGAATTCGTGCGCGCGGCGGCTGCATCAAGTATGCGACCCTGACGGCGGCTGTTACCGGGCTTTTCCCCTACAACAGCACGGCGGATAAATTCATCGCCACCACCGCGACAGGTGTTTTCGACGCATCCGCGCCCGCAAGCCCGACGACTGTTTTGACAGCGGCTGTTAGTGGCAGAACGTCAGGGGATTATGCCGCCGCACAGTTTGGCACGGCTGGGGGTGATTTCCTCTACCTCGTGAACGGATCGGACAAGCCGCTCCTGTTCAATGGATCGACCTTCACGGCGATTGATGGGGCTTCCACCCCAGCAATTACCGGGGTCACGACGACAGCCTTGTCTCAGGTCTGGTCCTTCGCCAATCGGCTGTTTTTCACCCAGAAGAACACCATGTCAGCATGGTATCTACCCGTCACCAGCATCGGCGGCGCAGCGCAGGAATTCTCGCTGGCGGGGGTGTTCAAGAAGGGCGGGGCGCTGCTGTTCGGGGCCACATGGTCACTGGATAGCGGCGATGGTCTGGATGACAAGTGCGTCTTTGTCTCCACCGAGGGCGAGGTGGCGATCTACGAGGGGACAAACCCCGGATCGTCAACGGACTGGCGTAAGGCTGGCCTTTACCAGATGCCGAAACCACTCGGAAAGAACGCCTATACCCAAGCTGGCGGGGATTTGCTGATTGCGACTGAGGTGGGCCTTATCCCTGTCTCTGCCGCGATCCAAAGCGACCTGGCGGCAATTGAAAGCAAGGCCGTTTCCGCGCCTATCGCCCCTTATTGGCAGCAGCAGGCCCGCACGATTTCAAGCGGCTGGACCATGGTTAAGGCACAGCGGCGCGGCGTCATGTTCGTATCTCAGCCCGGCGTTGCGAATGGCGAGGCTCTGGCCGTCAATCTGCTGACCGGGGCATGGTCTCGCTGCACGGGCTGGGATACGCGATGCCTCGGATATTTTGGCGACAATGCCTATTTCGGGGCCGCAGATAGCTGCATTTATCTGATGGATAGCGGCGGTTCCGACAACGGCAACATCTACACCGCGCTTTATCTCGGCCAACACGAGCATATGGGGGCCTATGGCCGCAAGAAGTCAGTGCGGCAAATGCGGGCAATGTTTCAGACTGGATCGGCCATAAACCCGCAGGTATCGGCGCTGGCAGACTACAGCGAAGCGACCAGCGCGCCGCCCTCAATCGCTCTCGCATCTTCGTCCACTGTTGTCTGGGATAGCGCGCTTTGGGATGTTGCCCTGTGGGATGGTGGCGCGACCGTCACGATGAACGAGGGGCGCTGGACAGCAACAGGCGTGACCGGGACCACAATCGCCCCAGAATTGCAGATCACGTTCGGCTCTACTGTAACGCCGCAGGTCGAGTTGGTGGCGATTGACGCTGAGTTCCACGTTGGGGCCGTAGTGGCTTGAACGTCATCTGGGCGCACCCGTCGCAGGGTGAAGTCTATACGGCTCTGGTTCGGTTTATCGCCGGTCTGATCTGGGGCGATGAAAGGGCGATGACGGGCGGAACGATCATGGCCGTCGCAGACGGCGGGAATATCGTAGCGGCCTGCCTGTTCCACAATTGGGATGTTGAAGCCGGGGTCATTGAGATGACCTCTGCTAGCACTTCGGCGAGATGGCTGTCACGGGCCATCCTTCGGGAAATGTTCAGCTACCCATTCGAGCAACTCGGATGCCAAGCGGTCATTGCGCGGGTCGATCCTGAAAACACCAGAATGTGCCGCATCGCATCCGCGTTCGGCGGTCAGAGACATGACATTCCGCGCCTTCGGGGCCGCGACAAGGCAGAGGCGCTGTTCATCCTCGGGGATGACGAATGGCGCGCAGGCCGATTTCACTAGGAGACAGCCATGGCAAGCAAAGCGCCAGACCCGACGCCGCCCAAAGAGACGAGCGCGGCCACGACCGGCACCAACGTCTCCACGGCAATCGCCAATTCCTTCCTTGGCAACGTCAATCAGGTCACGCCTGACGGGACGCTGACATATGACCAGACCGGATCATATCAGTGGTCTGACCCATACACTGGCCAGAGTTACACGATCCCCCGGTTCACGGCCACGCAGACGCTCTCCCCGCAGCAGCAGGCGATCAAGGACCAGACCAACTCTGCCGACCTGAACCTTGCATCGCTGGCGAACACGCAAAGCGGCTTCCTGAACGACTACATGGCGCAGCCGTTCAGTTATTCGACTGGCGACTATGAAAACTGGGCGGGCGGCCTATACGACAAACTGAACTCACCGCAAACCGCTGATCAGACCGAGGCGATGCGGACGCAGCTTGCCAACCAGGGCATTTCGATTGGCTCTGATGCCTATACCAAGGCCATCGGCGGGCTGCAGAAGTCGCAGACGGACTCGCGCAACCAGTTCATGCTGGACGCCTACAAGACCGGGCTTCAAACGGCACTGACCGAGCGAAACCAGCCGATCAACGAAATCACCGCGCTTCTGAGCGGCGGGCAGGTATCGCAGCCGAGTTGGGTTAATACCAACTCGTCGCAGATTGCATCGACCGACAACGGTTCGATCATCGGGAACTATGACGCCTCCAAACTTGCCCAGTGGCAGCAAAGCCAAGCAGCGACGGGTTCACTTCTTGGCGGCCTCGGTGGCCTATTCTTGGGGCTTTGACCATGTTTATGCCGGGTATGTTCACCAACGACGCAAACGCCACGCCAGATCAGATTGCGCAAAAGCGCGCGATGCTGATGGCGATGATGCCGAAGTTTGGGTCGGCAAATTATGTCGGCGAGGGCTTGGGCCAGCTTGCCACCGGCATCGCCTATGGGCGGCAGTTTCGCGGCATGAACAAGCAGGAAGCTGCGGGTCGGCAGTCTGCCGCAGATCGGTTCAAGGCCCTTCTGGGCGGTGGGGCGGCACAGCCTGGCGCGTTCAATGTGCTAGGCCAGCCACCGGCTGACCCCATGTCGCCCGAGGCAATCGGCGCGGATACGATGGCAGCGCTTGGCAAAGGTCCGTTGACGCAGGATGCTGTTGTCTCCGAGTTGGTCAAGCGTGGGATGCCTGAACACGCAGCCCTTGGGTTTGCCATGAACTTCAAGGACGAAAGCGGTTTTGATCCCGCAGCGGTTGGCGACAATGGTAACGCCTTTGGCCTTGGACAATGGAACGGGCCTCGCAAGAAGGCACTGTTTGACTATGCTGCTAATCAGGGCAAAAACCCCGCAGACCCACA